ATTGTCTACAGCCATACGCATAAAACCATTCATCAATGTTTGTGTATCATCCATGTTTTCTGCTATACCTACACCAAAGAAGCTATATGGGTTAAGCTCGTAGGGTGCTGCCATATAGGGTATCTTAGCAGGTTTAAATGGGTTAAGCACCATTCTTATAACTTTATTATTACATATCCATGCATTTATTTGCACTTCATCAAAATCATTCAACTCATCAGGTATTTCTACTTGTTGCTCTCGTAGCATACTAACATCTGCTGTACCCCAATACTCTAGCACTTCAAATCGTGCTATTGCATGTTCTGGTGAATAGTCCGATAGATCATCCTCCCAGTATTCTTTATTGTAGTTCTCTCCCATAGCTATAGCGTCTTCTATAACCTGAGATCTAAAGTGAGGTCTTTTCTTTAATGCACGTAGCTGTGTACGAGATAACTTGTGCCGTTCTATTACATACTGTGCTTCGTCCATATTGTTTGCATCAGGATCAGGAAAGAAGTTCCATACTGATACATGTGAAACTTGTGGAACTGTTTTTAGTATAGGAGAATATTCACCGTCATCATTCCAATTAGGATATTCTTTATCAACAGCAAACGGTCCTTTCATTACACCTGTGCCAAATAGAGCCATCTCAAAAGCTGTGCTTCTTAGATGTTTATTGGCATTGGACTCTTCTAGTTGATCGTGTATTTTTTTCTGCATAGTCTTTGCTGCTATCATAGCAGGACTAAATGTAATAGCTGAAGGTGTCTTTCCTACACCCTCTCTAAGATTATCTATATCGTCAAACTTACCTTCTAATGGTCCTAACTGCTCCATTAAGGATTTTTCAGTTGCTCCTGCAGGAAAGTCCTTACCGTCCCCTTCAAAGCCATAAGGAGACTGCATCTCGTTTAATCTTTCAGTTACCTCTTTTGGTTCTTTTGGATCAAAGCTAACATCTGATACAACTCCCTCTGGTAGTTCTGTAGGCTCTATTGTTAATGGAAATTTATTATTAGCAAATAATACATCTATTATCTGACCATAAGCCGCAAGTGTTTTTGTTTTTGTTACTTTAATAAATACTCTTGACTTTTCTGCTTCTGTAAACTGCACATCAGAACCATACAAACCTCGATAATTTCTATATGCTCTAAGCCATCTCTGCTCATCTTGTTCTCTGTAGTCATCTGCTTTTTTGTATCTATCCATTATAAATGGAATTATGTTATAACTTTTAGTTTCATCAACACCATCTTTAGCTACATCATCAACAGCTACTGATGCATCATCCATCATTATTTCTTCATCTTCTGCCATATTAATATCCAAATGTTGCGTCTGCTATGGGCATTGTATTAGATTGCCTACTTGCAGGATCGTAGTCAAATATACTAAACCTTGGTCTTGACATTATACCATATCTTAAAGCGTCATACAAGTGATCTTCTGAGTGAGTATCTATATCTTCTGGATTCTTTTTGTCCAGTGGGATTGATGGCAGTTGAGAAACAATATTTGTACAGCTATTGAAAAAAACCATACGTGGTTCTTCAGTGTATTCGTCAATTTGCAGTCTTCTGTGTATCTCATTTTTACCTGATACTCTACTTCCTCTACTTCTATCAGAAGGTCTAAACCTACATCCTTTCATGATCATTTGTTCTGCTAGGCTTGGTCCTGTGTCACCTCGTTTGTGCCAGAGAGAACTGTCCAACACTCCGTACTTTATATTACCGTCTTCTGCTTCTGCTTCTAGTATCATGTCAGCCAAGTCTGTAGCTAATACCTTTGATACATATAACTCTCTATATACTACGAGTTGTTCAGATGGGCTAACAGCAAACCAGACAACGGCAGAATAACTTCCATACCCATAGTCACATGCCCTAAACTTAATCCAGTTGCTAGGTATACGGAAAGGCTCAACCACATGTACGTTGCGATCAAACTCGGTGAAAGCTGCTCCTTCTTTAATATCCCAATCGCCTTCCAGTAATTGTCTTCTTTGCTGTTCAGGAAGGGATAAAAGCATTGCTTCATAATCACCCTGAGATGAGAGATAAGGGTTATCTGTAAGTCGAGCAGGTATAAACCTACGTTTGAATAAGGCTTCTCCTGCTTTGCTATGTCCTGCAGGATATTTAAGTTCTTCTCCTGTTTCAATATCTGTTGCATTAAATGTATTATTATAAGGTGCAGGGTCTATAAACATCTTCTTGACCCAATGATGCCCACGTCCTCCGGGGTTTGTTGTTGCTCTCATATACACTGGCAGATCAGATGATGTAGATCGTAAACGTGATCTCATGTAGTTCCAAGCAAATGGTGTAGCCCACTGTGTAAGTTCATCAAATCCTATCCAACTAAATGCCAAACCTTGATACCGTAATACATCGTCATCTCTATCTAGGTAAGACATCCATAGTCTAGCTCCTGACGGAGCAACCCACTGCATCTTTCGTTCTGACCATTTGATACCCTTCCAAATTTTTGGGTACAGTTCTTGACTTTTAAATATAAGCTCTCGTAGTTCTTCAGTTGTGTGACGCAAGAGTAAGCCACTAAACGAGGGATGTCCCATATAGCGTAGAGGGTCTGCAAGCATTGCGTAGGATTTACCACCCCCTGCTGATCCACCGTATAGAACTTCTCTTTCACTCGCTGCCAGAAACTCTGTTTGAGGTCCATCATTAGGTTTAAATATAACATTACGAGCTTCTTCTATCGGTAAGAGTTCTGACTCAGGCAGGGCTACTCTCTGCTTCTTGCTTTGCCCCTGTTCTACTTTCTTCGATCTCTTCGGCTTTCTGGATCGCCTTTTGGGCATAGTCTGCCCATCTGCGTAGGCTGATAGCTTGGTTCTGTCGCTTTCGTTCATTCTTTAATCTTTTCATTAGACCTACATGAGATATATCTCTGCCACTATTTTTAGATAACCAGTTAGCAACTTGTCTGTACGAATATTGTTTTATATATTTTCTTGCTTGTTCTAGTAAGTCTAACTCTATTTTTATAGGCTTTAGTAAGTTCTTATCTTCAGGGTCTAACTCATATCCGAATGGTATCGTTCTTGCAATACGTGGTATAGGCATCCACTCGTTATCATCTTTTAGGTCAGTAGGTTGAGGTAACTTCCACGTACCCAATGATCTGTTTCTCATTCATTGTCCTTGGGTGGCATAAGCATAACACCACCTGTAGTTTCTACTTGTACTTTTTCAGTCTTAATTAAACCAGTTCTATCTAATAGTTCCCTAGCAGCAGACATTCTATCTCGTATACCTAACTGTGTTGGATCGTCCAAACTACTTGTTATAGCTACTGCAGCCTTTGGTGCATTACGTGCCATGTATGTTTGTGTTGCTTCTAGTATCTCTTCTTTCAAAGCTGTAACCATCTGAGAAGGACTTACCCCCTCTGCATATCCTGCAAGCTTTATAGCTGAACCTATATCTCCACCTGCCTGATCAAATAGCACGTCTAAAAACTTCTGTTGTTTTTCTGTAAGCTGTCTAGTCATTATTTCATTTCTTTACGTAATTCTTTCATCATACTACCAAACCTATTATAACCACCGGGAGGTGGTCCTTTTAGTTCACCATCAGCATGTCTAAACCCCCCTTGAGGTTTTTTATTTAATATACTACGTACAGTTTTAACTGCAGGATTTTTTGGATTTTTTTGTTTAAAAGTAGATACACGCATTTTTTCTTTCTTTGCCATCTCTCTAATTTTTGCTTGGGCTTCATATAATCTTTTAGTATCAACTTTACTTCTTGTTTGAAGTTTTTTAGTTGCAGCTTTTACAAGACTTGCTCCATATTTTTTAATTAATGGTGCAGCAGCTTTTCCTGCTTTTAATGCTGTCATCAGTGCAACTGGTATTAGTGGTCCTGCCATAATAAATCCTTTCTATCTTTTCTTAAACTCTTTTGTAAACTTTATACCAAGATAACCTTTTCTTATGTCAGGTCTTAGTTTTCCCCCACCTATATTCATGTAAGGATCTGTTATACCTCCACCAAATAAAGATTTATTCTTTGATGTAGTAGTATCTTTAAAATTAAAAAACATATTAGTGTTAAACTTTTTGCCTGTCATGTTATCAACAGAAGAATAACCATATTTCTTTGAATCATCCATGTTAACACTTCCACCTTCTTCTAGCTTGTCGTAGTCTACTGTTTGGATCTTTGGCAGCCTTTGGAAACTTTTTCATTTGTCCTGCACTTCTAGCACAAAAAGATTTTCTTCTTGCTGCTCTAGCTTTACTTGTAGGTTTATCTTCTGTGACTGCTGTTTGTAGCTTAGATCCGGGATTTCTTCTTCTGTACTTTGCTACCCCTTTGGCAGTCATACCTGCACCCTGTTTAGTGGGTCTTTTATCTCCACTTTTAACAGACATTCCTTTCATGGAATCTCTTTTTGTTTTGCGTACCTTCGATGTCATGTTGACAATTGAAAGTGAGGACCATCAATGAAGGGTCTACGTGATTGAGATCTTCTAAGGTCTATGTAAGCATTCATCGCTGCTTCCATTGTTCCGTCCCACTCAGCTATATTATCTATGTGCCATGCAGCTCCCCAACAAATTTTTGCACCAGTTTCTATTGCTGCAGCTTTCATTGCGTCTGCTATATCATCGTACATCACGATGTCCCAACTTGGATCACTGCCATCATATGCCATTAAATCGACAGCGTGTGAGTATCCATCTTCTTGCACAAGATGCTTAGATTTCATAGTCTGTGATCTTTTTGCTTCGTACAATCTCTTTTGTTCTGCAAGGGAACGAACACCATAAATCACTCCAAAGTCTACCTTACTCAGTTCAATGGCACGTTTAACTGTATCTACCATAGTAGGATGTACACCCTCTAATTTATTTAAACTTCTTCCTGATAACTTAAATGCCATTACTACTCCTTTAGAATATTACTACCATAAGCGTAACTAATACTAATATAGCCATCATACTATTTATTAACCAACCTAATCTCATTTCTTCCTCATATTAAATAATTTACTTGCAGACCGTGTAGCAAAGCTTGCACTTACAATAGCTCCTAAGGCTATCTGATACCACTGTGGCATACCTGCGAGTGCAGTAAAGCCATCTGCTACTATGCCCCTGCCCCACTCACCCATGAAGCTCAATACCAGAGGAATACTGAATAGCAAAGTCAGCCATTCGTCCTTCCATGAGCTTTGGGATGCCCTCATAGCAGCTAAGTCCCAATCAATCTCACCTGTTGCTTCTTTCATACGAATAGTAGCTTCAGCCTTTTGTATAGCTGTCTTACCTTCTATGTAAGAAGACGCTAGACTAGATACAGAACTTAGTATTGTACCTAGCATTATACGCAGTCACAATCATCGTGGCACTTTCTATTCCACAAGGCACACCATAATCTTTTAAAATACTTTCTCATCGTTCTTCCCTCTTCATTACCTTGGGTTCTGCTTTCTCTGCTCCCATCCATATGGCGAAAGATCCTGTCATCGCCCCAGTAATCACGGATATGAGTCCTGCCTGTTGTGTGGTCAACTCTGGCTGACTCAAAGCCCATTCTATACAGCGTATATAAACTCCTGTCATCACTAGCATCATAAGTCTTGGTAGTATTCGCCATCTGTCAAGTGTCTCTGGTGTCATTCTTTTTCTTCTTGTCTTTAAAGGCTGATTGATCGTGTCTTGGGTCTTTAGCCTGTTCTATTACCTTATTTATCCAATCACTGTTATCACCAGTTTTTAAACAAAACTCACAGTATTGCCCTTTTAATTCCTGCCCACAGATATCACAAGTCTTCACGACTTTAAATCCATCAAATCTCGTTCTTCTATAAACCGTCTAACATTCTCTTCAGGAACACAAAGAACTTTTTGTACTGGGCGTGGTCCATATTCATTTAATAGTGCTTTCACAATAGAAATAGTGTTATCTTTTACGTAGTCTTTGCACTGTGTTGCAGTATGAAAGTGTCCATGCTCTTCTGGTTGTTGAAATATAAATACATCTTGCGTACCATCAGCATGTACTCCTAACATTATGGCTACTGCGAACCAAGTTTCAGCTATCATGTTCAAAATATCCTACGTTATGTAACTTTTCTATAACTTCTCGTTTTCTTAGCGATGTTTTTAGGCTGTTTAACGAATTGTTTTCCTGCTGCCTTGCCTTTTCTTTTAGCTTTAGTTGTTGCTGCGTACTCTTGGGGTGATAGAGCTTTAATTGCAGCTGTTGGAAGATACCTTTCTCCAGTTTGCTTACTGGGCTTACCACTTTTTGTTCTCCATTTTTGTTTTGTCCATGATTTAAGTGACCTTTGACTTGCTTTTAGTGCCATGTTGTCTCCTTAATGTTTCTTTCGCTTTCTTGGCAAGCCTAGATTGTTCAGCTTTTCCTGCAAACCTAGCTCGTTGTTCAAGAACGGTGAGGATTTGGATCTTCCTCGCATAGGGTTTGTTAATTTTTTTAACTTTTGTAATAGTTTCTTTTGCATCTTTTACCGTAGCATATTTGATACCCACTGTATCCTTAGGATTCTCATCCGTATAAAGCCTTCGTCCACTTCCCTTAGGCTTTTTACCTGTGCCAACCTTAGGGTCAGCCATTACTTGTAGCCCCCACCTGCTTTTTTGTAGCGAGATGCTAGTAATTGTGCTTTTCTAGCTGACCATTGTCCCGGATTACCCCCTTTTGATCCTGCTTTTATAGATTGAAACATTCTTTTTCGCATTCCGGGCTTGGTATAATTACCTGCTTTGTTTACAGTGCTACCACCTTTACTTAATTTAATAGTAGACAAAGCTTTTGCTTGCCCTGCGTGGGCTTTACTAGCTTTTTTTAACTTTCCTGCTACCTTTTTTATTGTTGCCTTTGCTTTTACTACCATAGTTATCCTCATATAAATTATTAAATACCCTTTGGGTATCCCAGACATACTCAGTTTCTTGCTTTGAATGAAAAATTCTTTGGGAGGGTCTAAAGTCAGGTGCGCCTTCTCCTGTTTCAAACCATGCAGGATGGGTTACTCTGACTCTATTATTAGGTAATGCCACTATGTTTCCTGTATATTTACCTGCGTCCATCAGTTCTAATACGTGTGACTGTTTATGTTGTGCAGGATCGTCAGCTATTTCACTATTTGTGTAGTCTACAGTAAAATAATATTTAGCAGGGTAAAACTCACCATCAACTTTTGCTATCCAAGGAGCAGGAGTAGCTCTGTTCAGTACGTATACGCTGTGATCGTGGGACATACAATCCCAAGGTTGGGCGATATAAGGTGGCATTTCTTCAGCCCATTCGTCTACAGGAGTGTCTCCTACTAGGGCTGTAATGGGCATTCTTGCCCACATTGCACCACCATGTACATTAGGTTCGTCAGTATCGTCTGTCTCGCAACCAGTGAAAATTACTTGAAAGCTTAGTGATCTGTTAGGCATAGATGTTACAGCTATAACCATACAATGCAAAAACTCACCATGATACTGACTAAAATTACAGGTATACTCTCGTCTTACCCATGCTTTAAAATACGGAATGTTACTTTGAAGATATGCCATAGTGACATTATTATACTACTTCTTCTTCTTATTGTCAACTATTCCGTAGCTTTTTCCTTTAGCCATGCCACCTACTTTATAAGTAGTTCTCATTCCACCCATTGCATAGCCCTTCTTCTTCATACCACCTTTAGCCATGCCTTTCTTTTTCATCATGCCACCGTTTTTAGCGTAGCCCATTTTGTTACGTACAGAGGTAGGTAGCTTCTTAAGTCCAGTCTGTCCTGCTGCAGGTTTCTTGAGTCCCCCTGCCATCATGCCTTTCTTTTTCATGCCACCCATAGCCATACCTTTTTTCTTCATACCTCCCATAGCCATGCCTTTCTTTTTCATTTTATTAGGCATACCACCTTTAGCCATGAAGTCTCCCATTTTTATATAACCAGTTCGTAGTCCTATCTCAGCAAGTTTGGCATTTGATATGTGTCCTACCTTACCTGCTCGTATTAATTTTTCAAGTTGTGATTTAGTTTTAATAAGTTCAGGTTTAATCTTATCCTTACTACCTTTTTTTTCACCCATAGCTGTTACTCCTTTTGTTGTAAGCTCTGTTCACTACCGTCTGTCCATCCCTCTGCTCTCATAGCTCTCTCTACATGTTCCAATGTAAAAGATCGCCCATAGTGGGCTTCAACTGCAGCCCTTACATAAAATACATCACTGTGGGGGATATGTAGTTTCTCTAGACGATTATTGAGTACGGCATCATAGAATGCTTCAATAACATTGTCTGTGTATAGTTTTACGGATTTTTTACCCATTGTCAATAAATAAATTAAATAAATGTACGGAGGGGATACTATTACTATATAGTATATACTGTATATTAGTTATAATATAATTATAGTAAACTTAATCTTAGTTTAACTACTGTAGTTTAACTATGTCTTAGTTTCTGTTATAACATAATTATATCATGTCTCGTAGCAGCGGTCAATACTAATTATTTGACACTACTTATGTATAATATTCTATTGTGGTTAACATCTAGTTTTCCTGATCTGTGTATTTCTCCATGCATATATACGCCATACCCCCCACTGGCGCATGCCCACACACCTGCGCTGTGCGTATATAGGTGTGATCGTGATGGTGCAAGCATTTGCGCTGTGTATCTGCACCATGATGCGAGCATAACCCATGAAATAAGGGATATCAGAAGGTCTAGAAACTGTTACTACATCAGTTGCCCTCTAAAGAGAGTTTCAAAAGGTTGGGTTTTTGAAAATCAAGAGCAAAATGTCAAGCCTATGCATCATTTTTGCAACAGCTTTCTGGACACTATACCCTAGCAAAATTATGTCCCGATATCGGGGAAAGCTCACCTCTAAAGAATAGACTTCAAAGAGGTGGCAAATCTTTCTCTCCTAGAGAGAGAAGTACTGTCAGGCTATACTCTCCCTTACTTTTTTTTAAGGAGTTGAACGTTTAGTGAAACTCTTAAAAAAAAGAAAGGTAGAGTAATATGGAAAATTCAACATCAACATCAACAACAGCAATCGTTCCCTTCATCTCCTACGAACAGACAGCACACGCTGAGTTCGTGGAGCTTCAAGCCATTGACCGTAAGGTCAAGTCAGCCCAAAGGAAAGCGTTCAACCTAGAGGTTGTTATGGTCTACAACAAGGAGACTAAGCGTCAGTCTTTTGCTCACTCAGGATTGGCTATGCGAGGTGCAAAGCTGTACGAAGATGCTAAAGCATCAGGTGACAAGGAGATGACCAAAGCCATGAATGATAAGTTCAAGTCTCAGCGAATAGCTGAGTGGAGAGCATACAGAAACCTAGTTCTCTCAGGAGAACTCGAGGAGCTTTTCAACACAGAGATTCGTAAGACCAAACAAGGCAAGGCAATCACCAGTGTAGGCTACTTGCTCAAGCTTGTGAAGAAAGCACAAGCATCACTATCTGCTAAAGCAGAGCAGTCAGCTACTGATGACACTGCTAAAGCAGAAACTCCCGATGTCGGGGAAAGTTCATCTGAGCCACAAGCAGAAGTGGTATCAGTCCCACAGACTGAAGAGGACTTTGTAGCGATCATGATCGAAAGAGGTCTTGATCTGAACAAAGTAGTCGAGATCATCTTTGATCTTGACAAGCAATCAAAGGTAGCTTAAATCTACCTTTACACCTCCCGATGTCGGGGAAACTTGGCATCGGGTAAAACAGAAAGGATTTACAAAATGGAAATATTAATCGTACTCACATTACTCGCAGTATCAACTGCGTATTGCTACTGGCTAAGTGGAGGTTTCAAATGAGAATGTTTTTTTACAGATTGTCACAGCTAGGCTTATCAATACTAGCGTTCACTTGCATGATGATATGCTACTGGTCTATGGAAAGCACCAAGATCGCAGACTTAGGTTATAACACGACTGATGTGGTTATGTTTGTCTGGACGTGTATCTTTGGACTGACAGCAGTTTTCTTTTTACTGGTGGTAGCCGTCAGCCAAGATTAAGCTATCTATATATTTTAAACCCTTGAGTTCTTACGAAAGGGTATTAAAATAATATATAGATTAACTAAAGTCCCGATGTCGGGGAAAAACATCAAAGGAGATTTCCTGAGTACGAAGTAAAACTGCTCACTAAAATCAAACTTAATGGAGTTTAATATGAAAACTATGCATTGTATCGACAGAGTATCACCGATCACTGGTAACACGAACAGTATGTTCATGCTGTTTGATGTGGTCGATCTTATCAAGTGGAGAGATGGGCGTGGTCTTATCCAAGACTGCTTACCTTATCTGTCAGCAGATGAACGTGAGTTCCTTATGACAGGCATCATGCCTGAAGAATGGGGACAAGCATTTACAGAACAGGAGTGAATAAAATGCAAAGCAATAGAAACTTTGAGAAGTACAGAAAAAGTCCCGATGTCGGGAAAAAAGATAGACGCAGAAACAACCCAGTTCTCATGGAACGTAGGGTAACACGTAAACAAAAGCTCAAGCAGAAAGGAGTAGCGTAATGACTAAAGTCAGGTTTACAAAAGTATCTGGCAACCGAAAGGTTGGCAAGATGTCCGTCACGACCACAGAGAGACAATCATGTCCAGATGCCTGTCCATTCAAGGGCAATGGCTGTTATGCCGATGGCTTCCCATTGGCAGGTGTCTGGAATA